TTTTTCATAGATTATTTTATGTACGTACAACAATTGATAAATTGTTATTTCCACAATAAGACTATTAATTTTATTATGAAAATAATTTATTAGCTATAAAATCAAATATATTATTTATTTTATTATTAATTAAATAATCTAATAAAATATTAATTTTGACTAGACTTTTATTTAATATATATATTTTTTCTGCTGTTAATGCAATTTTTAAATTAGCTGTTATTATTTTTTTTAAATCTGATAATAAATATCTATATTTATCTTTATCATTTTTAAAAGCTGTGTCATAAAAATATTTTATTGATAATTTACCATTTAATGTTTTTTCTGTATGTTTATCAATTTGTAAAATACTTACTACTCTAGTTTTACTATCATCCTTATTATAATTTAAAAATTCGGTGGGTTCTATTTGTAATATATTATCAGTATTTATTTTATCTAATAGATTATTTAATTCATTATTAATTTTATATGAATCAAATGCTATTGACATTCCAATATCTATTCTATATATTCTATTTTCAAATTCATCACAATTACATAAATTAATATTTTTAAATTCTATAAATTGGGGACAATGGGCTACAATAATTTTTAAATGATGATTATTATTATATGGTTTAATATTTAAAATATTATCTATAAATATTTTTTTACATTGATTTGAATTTAATGATTTAAAACCACCAATAGTTCTATCCCATACTGGTGATATGTCTTCTAAATTATTTAATGTAGTACTATTAGAAAGACCCAATAATGAGTTTCTTAAATATTCATTATAAATTTCTATTGTTTCTGTTGTATTATTTTCTAATTTATTATTAAATATACGATTAACATTTTCAAAAAATATATCATTTATACCACCATGAACAATAATATACCGATTAATACGTACAATACCATAAATATTTAAAATATTATCATAAATTAATGTTTTTAATTTTGTTAATCTTGTTTCATCTTTAATACCTTTATTACTAACATAACGTAAATCATTATTTAAATTTAATATTTCATGATTCCCTAATACAATAATAATACGCGAACCATAATTCATAGCATCTTTATTTAAATCTAATAATAATTTAAACATTTGATAATCACAATTTTCATCATTAATAGTATTTATACATTTTGGATTTAATGATCTACAAGGTCTACAACGATCAATTATATCACCTGCAATAACAATAAATGAATTAATTTTATTTTTATTCCATCTAACATTATTATTTTCAATAGAATAATATTGACAACCATCTTTTAAAGTAAATAATTTAGTATCATTATTAAAATCTAAATTTTGGTCGTATTTATCAAATTCTACACAACCAGTTAATTCTAAACTTTGTTTTAATGCATAAAAATCACCATGAATATCCCCAATTATATATAATTCATTTGGTAAATCCGTCCAGACACCATTATTTATTTTATTATTTTTAATGGTTTTATCATCTATAATAGCAAAATCTATTTCATTATCAGTTAATTTTCTAATGTTAGTATTTAATATACTAATGTTAGTATTTATTAATTTTCTAATAGCTAGATTAGGATTAAATAATGCATTTCTTAATTTAATATATTTATTTTTATATTTGATGTATTTAAAATAATATTGGTTATGCATTCTATAATTTACATTAGATTTTAATTTTATCTCTAGTAATTATTTTAATATTTAATTCAATGGCTTTTAATACTTTAGTTGATGGATTTTTATTATAATCATTATCTTTAACAATTAATAATTGGGTATTTTTATTAATACTATTAACTATTTTTGAACCTGAATTAATTAAAAATTTTTCTAATTCAGAATCACGAAACCCGCTAATACATATATTTAAATTAGAATATTCATTACTAATTATTTTTTTTTTAGTTTCTTGGTTAATTGTTATTAAATTTTTAATATCATTATAAAATTTAATAAAATCTTCAAAATTATTAACAAATCCAGAACTTATTTTTTCTTCAAATCCATTTAATTCTTTTAATTTATTAATAAATTCTTGTTTAGTCCATTGTTTATAAATAGATAATAAATCTGGATAATTATCTAATATAATTTTAATACGTTCTTCTCCAATACCAGCTCCTAATTTATTAGTCGCTGCCATAAATTTATTTAATTTAAGATTGGAAACAGCTTTTTTAATAGCCATAACCAGATTAGAAGCCGATTTATCTTTAATACCATCAACTTTTATAAAATCATCTTTTGTAGCTTCTAATATTTTTTTAATTGTATCTAAACCAGATTTAACCAGTTTTTCAACTATCTTTTCACCTAATCCTCTAGTATCTAATGATGAAAAAAAATAATAAATATTTTTTATTAATATTTCATTACTTTTTAAATTAGTTGCTATAATATCAACATTTGTTGAATTCCACGACCATTCGCCACCAGGTAATAATATAGTTTTAGCTTTTTTAATAACTTTATTTATAGTTGGTATAACATCACCACTCCTAATTAATATTATTATAGCACCTTTACCTAAATGCTTATCAACTATGTTTCTAGCATTATGTCCGGTAACCCGTGTAATTTCAACTCCTCCAATATGTACTGGTTCTAAAATTAAAACTGGTTTAATTAAACCATCTTTAGAAATATTCCATTCAATATCTATTACTTTAGCTTCGGTCATTTGATCTTCTAAAATATCTTTGAAAGCAAATGCATATTCTGGATTACCTTTAATATTTCTTTCATTCATTTGATTATTAGTTACAATAATTCCATCAACAATAAAATTAGATTCAGTTCTTCTTTTTTTTAAATATTCAGATAATAATTCAAAATTAATTTTAGATACTATTTTATAATGAACCGTATTAAATCCTAATTTTTTAGTTAATTTTAATTGTTCTTCTGGTATTAATAATGGATAAATAACTTCATAAGCTACAAATTTGGTATCTATTGCTAAATTAGGATTTATATTTTTACTATTTACTAATCCAGAAACAGTATTTCTAGCATTTTTCATTATCTTACTCCAATTTTTTTCAAATGTATCTTTTTCTAATATTAATTCTCCTCTTAAAACGAACTTATCCCCTCTTAATTTTATTTCTGGTAAATTTAAATATTTTATTAATGGGGTTATATCTAAACCTTCAGAAGCTGTTCCCCTAGTATACATATTAATTGTATTATTAATATTATAAACTAGTAATGCAGATATACCATCTAATTTATCAGATAAAACATAATTACCATTATATTTACTTAACCATTTATCTAGATCTTTAGTTCCAGGTTTAATTTTATCCATTGAACCTAACCAATAATCTAAAACTACTTTATTTTTAGATTTAATTTTTGTTCCTATTTCTTTGAGAACTTTTGATTTTGGAAATTTATTTCTTAAAAAATCAATTAGTATATCATAAATATTATCTTCCATTACTGGTGTTTTAGTATTAAAAAATTTATCTGATGCATATTTAATAATTGTTTCTAATTGTTCTTGACTTAATTCAACGGCACTATATGGGTCTTTTATAACTTCATTAATTACTTTTTTTATTTCAGTATTCATTATTATATTATATATTTATAATTATAAATATATTTATTTTTCAAATTTTATTTAAGTCATTTTATTAAAATATTTTCTAATAATTAATAATGTTTAATTTACAAAATATATTATTAATTATTATAATACTTATATTACTAAATAATATAAAAGTTGAATTTAAAGATACTGATAATTTTACTAGTATTAATTTAAATGAAGAAAATAATTTTAGTAATAAATTAAGGATCCCAAAATATGGAAATATTCAATATGAAACCCATAATAATGATAATACTGATAAAATGTATAAATACCAAAATTTTGATATTATTGATTATGAAAAAAAATTAGAATTATCAGAAAATGTTGATACATTAAATAAATATAATGATTTAACTAAATATAATGCAATAATTCCTAAAGTGAATAAAGATATAATTTATACCCCATCCCATAAAAATACATTTAAAAAAACTAATTTACCATCAGAACAAGATATAATTTATGATATTAAATTTAATCAACCATCAGATGCAGATATTTATAATCCAGTAAATTATAATAATATATCATATGCTGATAGAACAATACAATCAGTATATGAAGATATTGTTAATGATGTTAAAAAAAATAGTCCATCAAAAAAATTAAAACAACAATCTGATTATAAAATAAAAGCTGGTGCATTTGGTGAAAATACATTAACTAATTTAGATTGGGAATATGAAGATGATGTGGAAGATATGTCATATGATCCTAAATTATCAAATTTACTAGCTTTATAATATTGTTTGTTTAATAATATGAATAATATTATTCATTATTGCAATATTTGGTATTTGATTATTAAAAGTTTCTATTTGGTTTTTTAATAATTCAATATATATACTGTTTGATATTACTATATTATTATTTTCTGTTTGTAACTCATAATATATTTGTTTATTATCATTAAAAATACTAAGATTTATATTTGTTATATGATTTATCATATTTGCTGGATAATTATAATAATAAATTACATAATCTAAATTTGAATAAATTATATAATTAAAAATTAATAATTCTGTTTTACACCTTTCAATTTCTCCAAATAATTTTATATCTATTATAATATTATTATTATTTTGTAATATATTTTTATAATCTTCTATATTTTGTAATTTATTTTGTAATTTATTAATTTCATAAGCTTGTAATTCTATTATTTTTTGATCCATTATATTTGTTATTTTCATAGTATCATCATACCTATCACATTTTAAATTTAAATTATTAATTAATATGTCATGATCATTAATAATATTTTTTTGTTTAATAATATTATCTGTTTGATTAATAATAATATCTCTTTGTTTAATAATAATATCTCTTTGATTAATAATAGCATCATCATACATATTGCAATTTAAATTTAAATTATTAATAATAACATTTTTTTCTTTAATAATATCATCTCTTTTTTTTAATACTATCATCTTTTCTTTAATAATATCATCTTTTTTTTT